AAGACTGTTCGAAGTATCGCCGAGTCCAAGTGGCAGGCATTCGTCGAGGACGGCGAGACCTTCCACGAGTACGTGGACACCTTCAAGTTCGAGCCCGGATGGCCCGCATGGACCGAGGACAGCCACGAGTACTACGACGCCAACGCTGTGGCCGCTGGCTACTGAACCCATCTCCGCAACTCTCGCCCCGTTCGTTTGTAAGGGTGAGAGGCAAACCAAACAACCCGACACACAGGAGGTGTCCCATTATCCTTTCCCTTCCATCGACCTCGGCTGAACTCGATGAGTTCGCCGAAGTCATCAAGCCCGGTGCCATCGCGCTGGCTGAGTCAATCAACATGCCGATTGAACTTGCGGCGGGTATCGCAAGCATGTTGAAGCTGTTCGTTGACCACAACGACGAAGCCATTCGTCAGGCCCTCGCCAATGGTGAGGACCCCAACGATGTGGCCCGTGACTTGCTCGCAGCGTTTCAGCGTGACGGGCTTCCTTTCATCGCCCAGTGGCATGCCAAGCGCGCCACCCGGTGACTCCCTGCCCCCTCTTCACGGAGGGGGGGCACTCTTGACAAACACAGACAAACTTACAGGAAGATATGCGAACCCTTACAAACCGACAAATGGCTGCCCAGTTCAAGAAGCTGGGCTTCGAAAAATCACGCATGCAGATGACCCGTCACGGGTTGAGCTACAAGCACCCGGACAACTCCGCGCTGTTCACCTTCGGCAAGAGCCCCGACAGCGGCATCATGGTTACTGCACCAGACGACAAAGGCTGGAGCATGGCGTTCCTCAACCAGGAAACCTGGAACCGCATTCAACAGAACGAATGGGTTCAGTTCCCCTTGGACCTGACCAGCAATCCTGCCATCACCCCAATGTCGCCCCGCGAGATCCTTCTGTGTGTAGCACGAGGCTTCGCAGATATGCTCGAAGAGGAGCCGTGGGGAGACGAGGAGTAGGCCCATTCCAGCCTGTCATACTTGACAGTCTCCAGCATAGCGATTAGTCTTACAACACACAACAGGAGAGCATCATGACATACCGACAACTTCTACACATGCTGAAGCAAGTACCGCAACGACAACTCGACCAAGAAGTACTTGTCGCTGACTGGACCAGGAAGGGACGAACAATGAGTTCACCCAAGCAGTTTGGCTCATTCAAGGACCCTCTTGGGGTCGAAGATGTCTACGCCATTTTGATGTACGAATCAACGGGTGCCGGACCGCGAAGAGTCTTCGTGACAACACGGGAGGAGCAGTCATGAAAGACCTCAACGACAAAACCATCGCAGCCATCAAGGCGCTGCTTCAGTACTCCATCGGCGACCTGCTGATGAACGGGCCCGATGGCCCTTGCCTCAACTGGATGAGCTTCACCGACTCCGAGCAGCAATGCATCGGTGACGAGGAAACCTGCGAGGCCATCTGCGAATGGCTGGGCGTCAAGTACGAGCGAGCCGATGAGCCCATGGATGAAGACGGATTCATTCAAGCCGGCATCACGGCCCGTGAAGTCCTCAAGCAACTCCAGTAACCCTTTGTGGTTCGCAGGGTCATCCACAAACACAAACCCTGCATCTAACCAAGCCTATCCTTTGCGAACCGTCTCAAATCTAACCGATTCAGCCCCAACCAAACCAACCTTCTCTTTTCCTCAACCCCAAACAAACCAACAGGAGCATTCATGTATTCCCCAAGCCAAGTGGCCGCCGCCCTCGAAGCAGCCGTCGCAGAAACCATCGCAATCGTCAGCGCAAGTCCTGACCACTGCACAATCACGAGCAACCAACTCATCAAGATGTCCGGCCTCACACCACCGCAGGACACCGACCCCATCATTAAACACAAAGCATGGTCGCTGAACCTCATGTACTTGCGCGAGACTTGGCGTGAACGTGTGCTCGACGCAACCGGTCGGTTCCCCCGTACAATCTACGGCCATGGTTTCGAGATTCTCAAACCCGCTGAGAACATCGACTATGCCGCAGCCAAAGCGTCCAGAGACATTGTCAAAGCCATCCGCAAAAGCTCAAACATCCTAACCAAAACACGGGACGTTGACCTCAACATGCAGGAACGGCAACGCAAAATCAACCATCAAGTCCGCCTCGGCGCGCTCGAAGGTTCAGCCCAGAAATCAGCGCGCGATGCCGAGCGAGACAAACTCACAGTCGAGAGCACACCCAACATCAAACTTCCAACTCAAACCTTCGAGCAGTAACCCATGAACACAATCACCTTCCGCATCACCGGACGCAGCGCACTCATGATGTGCAACAACCAAACCGCAGACCCACGCAACGAATACACCAAAGCCATCAAGGAACTGCACACCGCAAGCAAACGCAAAGGCGCAGACGTTGAGACCATCCTTGAAAAACAATCCATCCTGCGTGTCAAAGCTGGACTGTATTGGAACAAAGAACTTGGCCTGCACCTGCCGGCGGGCAACCTCCGAGCGACATTCATTGACGGAGCCAAGATCGACCGCATGGGTTCCCATTGCAGCAAGTACACAATGATTGCGGGCCCAGCCAAGATCAAACACCCAGGCAGTGATGACCTTGAAGAGATCGCCAACGACCCTCGCTATCGCTACGACTCAATCATGAAAAGCGGAATGGTGCAGGTACCGACAACCCGCGCCATCGTGCCCGAATGGCAATGCGAGTTCACCATCAACTACGCCGGCAATGACAAGATGACTCGCGCAGACATCATCCACTTCGTCGAGCAGGCCGGCAACTTCATTGGTGTCGGTGCCAGTCGCAAGTATGGCTTCGGTCGCTTCGGAGTCGAGGTCCAAGACGCCAACGGCAAGTACCCTAAGAAGGAAAAATCGAAGGCCGCGTAAACACTTTGGTTCGTCGGGTCATCCATTAAAACCCGGCACTTACCTGACCAACTCAGTCCTCATCCCACCGAGCCCACCCTCACCTAACCAAACCAAACTTTCTATTTTACGGAGCAATCATGAGCCCATCAAACGAATGGTCAGTCGTCCAACTGAACTGCCAACGAGACGACGGCACCTACCCTGCTGTTCGCATCGGCAAAGACAAGTACACCCCACACTGGAGGCCGTCCAACCCTCACGGCGGCTACCTTGAGAGTGGAGAGCAGGGCAAGCACGCGCGCCTCATGGCCGCTGCACCTGACCTGCTGGCTGCACTTGAAGAAGTCGTCATGGACATCGAGTGCTACTGCGAGGACCACAACAGCGACCGACCAACGGATGTGACTGTTGTGTTGCCTCGACTGAAAGCTGCAATCGCCAAAGCCAAAGGAGGTGAGTGATGAGTGGAAAGACTGCCGACGACCTGAAGGTCGTAGTATTGATGACGCAAGACTGCGCGCATGCCGAAGCCGACCGCTCACCTGATGCCTCTACCGAAGGTGACGGAGAGCGTAAAGAGCACAAGCTCACGCTTGGGCAGGCAGTGCAGAAGTTGGAGCAAGAGTCCAACGGGTGCAGGCCGCTGTTGATGGAGAGCCACATGGTGAGGCGCAATCGGCGACACCGGTTCGCGGAGCCAACGACGGACGACCGCATTCACAACATGACCCACGATGACGACATGCGTAGGTACCACCGAGACGGTGACATGAAAGAGGAACGTGCGGTGGATGCCATGAGGTACACCTGGGAAGAGTCAGATCAAATGTTCCACTCGTTGTGGAATGAAAGGGGAGTAGCATGAACATCTTCGTTTTGGACAAGATCCCCGGCATCGCTGCCCGCATGCAGTGTGACCGGCACGTAGTCAAGATGACGCTGGAGAGCGCACAGATGCTCTCCACTGCCGTCAATGAGTTGGGTGGGCAGGCAACCTACAAGTCTGCCCACGTCAACCACCCGTGCTCTGTGTGGGTACGTAAATCGCTGGGCAACTTCCTGTGGCTGTACGACCACGGGATGGCTCTGGCTGCTGAGTACACCCGGAGGTACGGCAAGGTCCACAAGTCACAAGCCGTCATTCAAGAGTGCATGTACAAGATCTCACCTTTGCCACTGTACAAGCTGAACCGCACACCGCATCCGCTCTGCATGCCTGACGAGTACAAGAGTGACGATGCCGTTGAATCGTATCGACGGTTCTACATCGCAGACAAGGCTGGGTTCGCCCAGTGGAACAAAATAACACCGGCCCCGCCATGGTGGCCAGCAGGAGGTGAGTGATGACCAAAGCAGAACTTCAGGCATGGGCCAAGCAGCAGGTAGACGAAGAGGACCAGCCCAACACCAACGTTATCATCTACAAAGATGAGCAAGACTATGAAGAGAACAATGACCACCACGGTGCTCTGTTCGACTTCATGCTCTTCAAGGATGCTCTCGACCATGTAGAGCCGGGACGGATGTTCTGTTGCTACATCTACGACGCCCACCCCGACTCTGGCGACTACACCCACTTCTACACTTCAGACTTTGTACTGCCAACAGGAGGTGAGTGATGCCACTCGCATACGTAAAACCAGAAGAAGCCTTCGAGGTTCGCATCCAGTGTACCGAGGAGCAAATCCAACGGCACTGTGATGCTGCCCCGGAGAACGACCGTCGAGACTTCGACGACCGGGGTGGGCTTCAAGTCCCGGTGTACCACGTCTACAAGGGAACCAACTTCCCTGACCCGCTGACGTTCTGGTACACGTTAGACCTGTGTGAGGTTGACGGTTACGAGTTCGACATCCGCACGCTACCAACATGGCGTCACGACACCAATGCTTTGTTTCACGAAGACATACTTCAACGGGCACTGGACCGTGGGCTTGCTCGCATCGAAGGCAAAGAGTTGATCATCTCCAAGGATGAAAGCGTTTCGTTGGAGGTCGAAGCCTACCGCAGGATTCGAGGAAAGATTTAACCTTGACGCCATACCGTTTTGGTGTCATACTTACCCCACCACAACCAACAGGATCAATGATGAGAATGAAAAGAATCAGCCGACTTCCCCTTGAACCGTGCAACGTATCAGTTGAGTTGGTTCGAGAGATTGAGGACCAAGACACCGGAGAGGTTGTCGATGAGCACATCATCGATGTGTTCGGTCGATTCTTTCCAGAAGAGCACGGCGTCGGTCTTGGGGCCTTCATCGAAGTCATCGAAGCGAAGCTCGTTGGCGATGCCGGAGCAGTCCCCGTAGAGCTTGAGGACTGGGAAGTGGACACCTTGGTTGACCTTCTTCAGGAGCAGCGTCGGACATAATATGTCCGTGACATTTGATTTAAGTGGCATACACGACAAACACAGGAGAACAGAAATGAACAAAGAGCAATGCCCCGACTGTGCAATCAGTCCCATCAAGAGACCTGTAAACTTTCTCATGTCCACTCGCATCATCGTCTCCGTCTTGGACCACATGATGAAGATGATGGAAGAACAGACGGACGAGAAAGTAAAACTCACAACCGCAATGGTTGCGATTGACGACGCAATAAGCCGCCTGCGTCTACTCACGGATGAACCGTGGGAGGACTGGGAGAAGCATTGCAAAGAGTTCTCCGATGAAATCAAACGGAGAAACGTAACGGCCGTAGAAGTTGAGGAGGAGTAAACAATGGACTTCAGTGACGAGCGGTTCCATCGCAAGAGAGTACCTTGGATTCAACTGGTGAAGGAGGGCATTGACCCTCGTGTAGTGATGCTGCATGCGCAGCGACAGGGCTTGTACAAGCTGGCTTACAGCGCGAAGTGCAGGCTGGAGAATGAACGAAGAGTGGCCAAGGGGGCCAGGGGAGGTGAGGGTTGAACTACTCAGATGATTTCTGGGATGTGCTCCTCGGATTTACAGTTGCGTTCACAACGCTTCTGTTTGTTGAGTGGATGCTGCATTACCCCGAACCCATCATGTCACACTTGACTCACTGAGGGTGACAGATTAATGGGCAATGTGGCTCATAGCAAAACAAGTACAATAGGAGCAGAAATGAGCAAAGATCAGAAAGAAAGAAAACAACGGGCGCGCAACGTAAAGCGAAGCATTGATTGGACTGAGTTCATCAAGGCGTGGCAGTCATCGTCATCGTGCAGCGAGGTCGTGAAGAAGCTGGGCAGGCCCGACACTCAGTCTGAGCGAACATACGTATCGGTCAAGGCCGGCTACGCAAGGAAGCGTGGAGTTGCGCTCAAGAAGTTCGTGCGAACTGTGCGGGCAAACGACTGGTCCAATCTGGCTAAGTTGGCCGATGAGCTTGGAAGTGGGTGAAAGATGTTTACCCAGGACGCAGCTTTCAACTTTGAGATGAAGCGGTTCATGTTGATCTGGGTGCAACTGGTTCCAGACTTAGCCATCGTATGGTACGCCACTCGACTGACGACAAACCAAAAGAATCTTAACATCACACCAGACACACCTTGACACTTATGGTGGTTCGGTTACTTAGAACAAAACAGCAGAAGCTGCGGAGCGGGAAATGAAGGACTTGAAATCAAAAATCAAAGAGGCTGACGGATCGTACAAGGTTTACGTAGCCGTCAAAGGAGACCCCAAGCTGGAGGGAAAGTTCCACTGCACAAAGAAGGGTACGCTGTACTTCAATGGCAAGGTGATGAACGACCCTGACTTTTCACAAATCTCGGTCTACCTTGCGAAGGAATGGCAGGTTGCAGTGAGCCATGAAGACCTGAGGATGGGTCTCATGGCCTGCTCAAAGGCAATCGATCCTACGGTCATCTACGGCGTAGATGTCAGCAAGGACTTCAAGCAAAAGGTGATTGAATGGCTTGAGGGGAATCCGCCATCACCACACTGCTACGAGATCACAACCGAGGCGGTTTCTGCTGCGGTAGATCCAGGCGGGTACCAACATCAACGAAGACTAACCGAGATGCGAGTCGCCAGAGTCCTGAGAGAGCAGGGACTTCAAAAGGCTCGGGTCTCATACAACGGAGAACGAAAGATGAGGTGGTTTCCAATCAACCAAGAGTAGAGGAGCAACAAACGTCACAATATACAGGAGGTGACATATTTCACTTACACAAGCAGAAATGCTCGCAATCAGCAAAGCGTTCGGCTCGAAAGAGTTGGGGCTTGCCAAGAAGGCAATCGACAACAGTTCAGAGATGGACGTTAACCTTATGGTCAAGATTGTTGGAAAGCTGAAGCGCGGAGCAAAGCCAAAGCCAGCCAAGGGAACGAGCACAATCCCATGGAAGGTAGCAATGGCCCTGTTCGCCAAGCGTGCTGGGTTCACCAAGGAGCAGACCGCAAAGGTTCTTCTTGAGACCCTCACGTTGTCGATCGGCCTCGGAAAGGACAAGCAGTCTGAGCTTCTCAAGGAGAGCGGAGTCGGTGATGCACTGGCGATGCTGGACCGTGAGGTGTTCTCCAAGCTGCCCCCGATTCACCGGGAAGGCAACATCAGCTTCGCCGCAGAAAGCGTTGAAGCTGTTCGCGTTCCAATACTGGTGACTTCAAACGACACTCCTACCCTTGGGGAAGGGGAAGACGTGGCCAAGTAGTCACCAGGGGGCCGCCTCTTAGCGGGGAGGCGGCCCCCGTTTTTTATTCACTATGAGCGAAACACGAAAAGCATACGGGCCTGAAGAAAGGCTCGACACCTACGAGGTCGTCTACAAGATGACCAACCTGATTGGCGGGCTCCGAAGGGGTCGCCTTTCTGCAACTGCAAGACTGTACGGAACCAGCCGATCAAGGCTTGATTCCATACTCAAGCGGGCTGCGCCTGCGCCGACGCTGGACACACTAATCATCTGGATTGGTCGCCTGTATCGAAAGACGGGCGTCAAGGTGGTCTTGACCATCACTCCAGACATGCGGATCTACTACAGCATTCGCGATGACAAAGATGAAAAAGTGGACGGCGTAATCATCAAAAATAAAACCGACTTGTAAGCTGAGTTCTACTCAGCTACAGGACAACGCCCACAAGGGATTGATCCCCCTTGTCAACGTGGGTTCCTGACTGAGCCCATCGGGAAACCGGTGGTGCTCTCTCAGGCCCACCATCAGGAGCCAACCATGTGGATACAACACGCGAAGAGCGGACCAATCACTCAGATTGCATCCATGCTCGAATACGAACGAGGAAGCGGACAGTCGCTTCGGCCATGCCCAAGTTGCGGAATGATCGAGCGTGGATCGCGAGACAGAAAGCGGGGGCCCGTTGGGTTTTCGCGAACTGAGGTGTCCTGGAAATGCCACAAGTGTGGGGCCAAGGGAGACGTAGTTGACTTTGTTTCCTTCCACTTCTTTCAACGACCGCTCAAGCTTTTGTCCAAACCAGAGCAATCAGTGGTGCGAGATTGGTTTGCACAGCATGGATTTTGTACAGCATCTGGTGTTCCATCCCATGTGCAGCCGGATCCATCGAAGCGCCCCAAAGTAAACGCGCCCACGTTCGATGGCCCAGTTCGCCCTCCACAGGAAGAACTCCAAGACCTGTGGAGCAACACTCGAACCTTTGAAGAAGCAATGGAGGAGGCCACCACATGGAGTGCCCCGATTTGCGAATGGCTTGTCACGAGACGATTTGCTCCGCGAGTCTTGGATAAAACTCGGTGTGTCAGAGTCTTGCCGCCGCCTGTGGACTTCAGATTCCCAGACTGGTTCCCGCATCAATGGGCGGGCACGTATCGAATCGCTGCTCGTTGTTTTGAGCCTGATGGATCATTTGCGAGCATTCATTGCCGAAGTGTCTCTTATGCGAAAAGCCGAAAGCCGGGTGGCAGTAAAACCAGATGGCCGGTAGGCTATGACGCTGCTGGGCTGCTCATGGCCAACGACGCGGCTGTTGAGATGATGAAAGGCAAGGCCGATGGAATCCAAGCTTTCTTGATCTGTGAGGGAATCACAGACTTCATGAGAGCATGCGAGCAGGCCTTCCGGGAGTCTCTGAACTTGGCAATCGTTGCCGGAACATCCGGCAGTTACAAAAATCTTAGTAAGATGAATATCCCCAAAAACCTTAAAATCTTTATTGCTACAGATACGGATGATTCAGGAGATGAGTACGCGGCCATAATCTGCGACCAACTACCAGAGCACAAACTGTACCGCATGCCACTGGAGGCATAACAAATGGCCGACCTTGATGAAGTCCTCGCCGCTGGGGGGACTACGCTCACGCAACTGCTGCAACACGCTGAAAACGACAACTGTATTCATCAACCGGAATCAGACCCACAAGAGCAAGACATCCCAGAAAATGAAGGTGACACCAACATCATCTCCATGCTGGACCAGTACACCGATCGAAACGGTCAGCCGACTGGAAACATCAAGAAGAACAAGAACAACTTGTACATCATCCTCAGGCGTGATCGTCGATGGCGTGACCGTATCTGGCTCAACACGTTCACGAACACGCTGAAGATGGATGACCGGGACTACAAGGATTCGGACGACACCCGAATATCATTGTGGGTTTCGCGGGCCTACGGCCTTGAGTTCTCTGAGAACTATGTCAGCCACGTAGTGCAACTGATTGGAGAAGAGCGGTCACGCAACCCTCTCATTGAATGGTTGGACACAATGCAGTGGGATGGCATCCCTCGAATCGACCGATGGATCACAGAGGCCACCGACTGCGAGGACAACGAACTCAATCGAAAGATGGGCGAGAAGTGGCTGATACAGGCCATTGCTCGCGCTTACAAGCCTGGTTGCAAGGCAGACTGCGTTCTCATCCTTGCCGGCGCTCAGGGGGCAGGGAAGAGCACTTTGTTCCGAAAGCTTGCCACAGACGAATACTTCGCGGATACCCCGCTCGACATCGGCTCTGCCAACTCGTACAGTCAGATTGCACGCGCTTGGATTTATGAAGTAGCGGAGTTGGACTCTGTGCGTCGGTCAGCCAACAGTTCAACCAAGGCGTTCTTGAGCGCACAGGAAGACACGTACCGTGCAGCCTATGGCCGTCATGCAAAAACGGTCAAGCGACACGTTGTGTTTGCTGGAACGACGAATGAGTCTCAGTTCATTAATGACATGACCGGCTCACGTCGCTACTGGCCGATCAAATGCAACGAGGTTGATCTCGAATATGCAGAAATGAATCGAGAACAACTCTGGGCCGAAGCGATTGTGGCGTTCAATGCAGGTGACACCTGGTGGCTGGACAGAGACATGGACCAAACTCGACACGATGCGAGCCACATCTTCCGACAAGATGATCCCTGGACGGCTCCGATATCCTCATACCTCACTACCCAAGTTGGGTATGTCACCAGCCAAACAATAATGGAGGAAGGCCTCAAGATTGAAAGGGCAAGAATGAACAGGCGTGATGAAATGAGGGTTTCAGATATACTTACTGAACTTGGATATGAGAAACGCAGAATGAGAGTTTCGGGTACTCGTAAGTATGTATGGACAAAGTTAGAGATGTTCGAGTTAAATACACATAAGGAAGCGTAATGGCAAAAGGAATTGCAGTAATAGGGGGAGGAGTTTTTCTGCCTCCCGGACATTTTAGTGAAAAGCGTATTTTGAAACAATTTCAGTTGCACAACCCAGAATACAAGATGGCCTTAGGTATGCGTCAGAAGGGCAAGTTCGTACCAGTGCCCAACCAATACATCAACGCTTGCCACAAGATTCCGTTCGATCACCCATGGGGCGGCGGTATTGCGATTCCCAGGATGGGCGCACTCAAGCTTTTGAACATGTCCGAATCTCATGATCGTACCACGGCGCCAGAGGCAGAGCCGGTTCAAGCAGCCAAGGGATTCGAGTTGCGGGACTACCAGCAAGAAGCTCTGAAAAACTGGCATGAAAAGTCGAACGGTCAAGGCGTCATTGTTGCACCCTGCGGATCAGGGAAGACGGCGATGGGTCTCACCGCTGTCACCATGCGGAACACCAGGGCCCTCATCCTTGTTCACACCAATGATCTCGCTGTACAGTGGATGAATCGATGCAAGTCAATGCTCGATACGGAGGCAACTCAATATGGTGCGGGCAAGAAGGATGACTCGGGACGGGTTGTCGTCGCGACTTTCCAGACTCTTGAACGAATGTCATTTACGGAGCGGTACTCTTTCGGGCAGCAGTTCGGACTTTGTATCGTTGATGAAGCACACCATGTTCCAGCGCATACGTTTTGCTCAGTCATGTTCTGCATGCCTGCACGATACCGTCTCGGATTAACGGCAACGCCCAATCGACCTGATGGATTGACCAAGATGTTGTGGTGGCATTTGGGCGAGGCCGTATACGAAATCACCAACTCACAACTTGCGCGTTCGGGTCACGTCATCCCACCAAAGGTTGAGTGGCTGTTTACAGATTTTGTTGGACCAAACAAGCAGATAGACTGGTCGAAGTTGATTACAGCGATGACCAAAGATGAACAACGAAACCAAGTAATCATTGATCGAGTGCTCAAAGCTTGCCAAAATGATCGACAGGTTTTGGTTCTTTCAGACCGAGTCGACCACTGCATGTGGATTGCCGACACACTGCAATCACACTCCATTGCCGCCGAGCCATTGGTTGGCCGGATGACTAAAAAGCAACGCATCGAGGTTCTTGAACGTGCAGACAAAAGGGAAATACAAGTGGTTTGCGCAACAACTGTCGCTGACGAAGGTCTTGATCTTCCGTCGCTCGATACCGTTGTGCTCACGACTCCAACGAAAGCTCTTGGCCGCATTCAGCAACGAATTGGCAGAGTCATGCGGCCCCACCCTAAGAAAAAACATCCAATCGTTATTGATTGCGTCGATGATATTGGATCAATGCGCGGACTGGCTCGAAAGAGAAGCCGCCTCTACACGCGAATCGGATGTGAATAGTATGCTTTCCGTGATTGAAAAACTACCTGTTGGATGGTCCTTGATCGAGGATGGTGAAGCGTGGAAGGTGTTCGACGATGCTGGTGAGTTGGTTTGCAGAGCAAAGGACACGCACCACCTGCATCGGATGTTGAATACTGAGTTTGCCATAGCGCAACAGTTTGCAGCGTTCATGTACGCAACACGACAGGTCAACCCAGGCGAAGCGTGATCTTCACCTTCTCCTCAATCCAATCCAATCACGAACAGAAACTTGATGATTTGTTATGTCTTCAACGGCAATCGCAAGCATCAATGATGGACACGAGCGGCCAGACTCAAGGTCTCTCAGGTACGACACCGATAGGCTCAATCCACGATCAGACAAATCTCCATTGATCCACATGCAGAAAGCATGTCGAGTGTTGTATTTGGGTCGAGACTCTCTGTAGCTACGAATGTCCACTTGGTTCCTCCCGGACATTTTCTGTCCGACTTGTTTTTCTTAATACGTTAAAGTGATGGTATTGACATCACTCAATAGCACACTTACCATACACAAGCAGACGAAGCGGAGCACAATGAAAACTCAATCTCCAACAATTGGAAGCAGCAGCATCGCGGCAATAATGGGACTGTCTCCGTGGTCAAGCCCCTGGAATGTTTGGTCTCGAATGCATGGGCTAACCGAGTCGTCATCAACAGCGGCCACCGCTCGTGGCCACATCCTTGAGCCTGCAATCGGAGCACACTACGCGCATTTGAATAATGCAAAGATTACTCCAGGACCAGAATACGAGGCCGACCCACTGATTGGACCAGAGCCTTGGATGCATGCACGGCCCGACTTCTTTGTGGATTGCAATGATTCAAAGTGGCTTCTGGAAATCAAATCAACTCGAAAGTTTGATCACAAGTGGGGCATCTCAGGGAGCAGCAACGTGCCGCCTTATTATGCTGCACAGTGCATTTGGCAGATGGCGGTGACTGATGATGACCGATGTGACCTCGCTGCTTTCGCTACGATTTCTGATGAGTACCGGTCCTACAAGATTCACCGAGACAAACAACTCGAAGAGAAGATCATTTCCTTTGCGCGTGATTGGCACAAAAAGCACATCGAACAAGGCATCCCGCCAGAAGTGGATGGGTCAAACGCTTGCTCGAAATCCCTCGCAAAACTGTTTGAGCAGAAGAGCAAGGACTTCATTGAGCCACAGGAGTCTCACTTGGCTCTTGCATCCGAGTTGAAGCATGTTCGAGCAGAGTACGCAGAACTTGAACGACGCAAAAAGCACATCGAAAACCAACTGAAAGAATCAATCGGTTCAGCATACGGCATCGCCGGGGTGGCCACATGGTCTCAGTCCAAGCCCAGAACCCGGTTTGATCGTTCCACTTTTGAGCAACAACACCCAGAACTCGCTAAGCAATACCTTATTGAAGGCGATTCAACGAGAACCTTTAGGTTCCAATACACAGGAGATAGCAAATGAGCAATGCACTTCACCCAGCACATCAGTTTAGGAACGTGGTCGAAGCAAAAGCATCCGACTTCCTTCAAGCCATGGTCGGCACAGAAAACGGATCACAGGCCGCTGGACGAGTAGCCCTCGCTTTCCGTCAGGCTGCACAAACCAATGACCGCCTGTATGGGTGCGACCCGGCCTCGGTTGCTCAAGCAGTCGCCCTTTCTGCAATGACTGGACTCATGCCTGGGGGACCACTCCCGGACGTGTACTTGCTACCGCGAGGCAAAAGCCTCCAATGGCAGGTTTCTCATCGAGGCTTCTCAAAGCTTGCAGCAAAGAACGGAGTTCGCCTCAGGACCAAAGCCGTGTTCGACACCGATGAGTTTCATGTCATTGAAGGCACAGAACCGAACCTCAAGCACGTTCCAGACCTCAATGCTGAGCAGTCATGGAATACATTGAAGGCAGTGTACGTCGTCGCCTTCTACCAAGATGGCACCAAAGACTTTGTTGTCATTCGCAAGGCCGACATAGAGAAGCGACGAGCAAACTCAGACGCCTACAAGCGGAACAAGAATCAGTCTCCATGGGGCCAATGGCCGATTGAAATGGCCCTCAAAACGGGACTCCGATACGCGTTTGCTCGCGGGATCGTGCCCATGAATGACGACATGCAAAACGCATACGATCAAGATGGAAAGCAGGACACACCAACTGAAGACTTGAAAGTCGTCAACATGAATGATCAGTACCAAGAATCAGACACTATGGGCCTTTTGTCTGAACAAATTGATGGCCTGATCGATGAGGTCAAGGATAAAGATGTCGTAGAAGTTACAAAAGAAGACGAAAGTAAAAAGTCTCTCTTGGATGATTGAGGTGGCCATGGCTCGCGATTATAAAAAGGAATACCGGGAATACCATAGTAAACCCAAGCAGAAGAAACGACGAGCCGGTCGCAATGCTGCTCGACGACTGATGGAATTGGCTGGTCGAGTAAAGAAAGGTGACGGTAAAGACGTTCACCACAAAGATGGAAACACAAAAAACAACTCGCGCAAAAATTTGAAAGTAGAAAGCGCATCCAAAAATAGATCACGAAAGTGAACCAGGAGTTTGAGAATGAGTCTCTTTGATGAAGCAGAAAAAGCACGCAACCCATTCGGCGCACGGATGGAGACGGCAAGTAAAAACAACACGGTATCGTATATCAACCAAACCTCGGTTTTCTTGCGTGTGCTCGGAGAGGTCGTAGAGTCAAAAAGAGTGCCGAAAGCAAAGGCTAAAGAGTACTCTTCGTACCGTACTCGACTTGGAGATTGCCACTGGGGACTCCACCTTCTTCAAGGCAAAGTAAGTGAACACGGCTGGCCTCGTATCGTTGAAAGCTCCATCAATGGAATGCTGAAAACAATCAAGAATAGCCAGCCAAATGGAACCTGGGAAATCTTTGATCACGATGTAAAGATCGAAAAGGACGAAAACAACATCGAGCAACTTTACTTCGTTGTTAAATTTGTAGACATCGAAAATGCTCCTGATCTTTCGTATCAAAATGGAGTGCCTGTTACTACGACTGTCAACGTCACAAGCAACCCGATTCCTGAAGAAGTAATCGAAGCGTTGTCTTCTAAGAGCACCGACGATGGTGAACTCAAAGACATGATCAAGCAACTGGTAAGCGCGCTCTCCGCAAACGCAACGCAGCAATCAACTGTAACGACTGAGCCACCCACGCCTGAGCCATCAGTCGACCCAGAGCCGGTTGTGTTCAACGACTAAAGACGATGCCGCTGTACCAATTTGTATGTGAAGATTGCGGCGCAAAGAAAGAAGTGCTGCAAGCATTTGGGGACCCAAGCCCCACTTGCTTGCAGTGCCTTTCTGAGATGACCCGTAAGATCTGTGCGACTAACTTCACCCTCAAAGGTAGCGGCTGGGCAAGGGACAACTACGGATTGAAAAATGGCAAAGGTGATTGAACTTTTTAGGCGTTGTTGTATTGAGTGTGGACACATTTGGTTCGGAGAACTGAACTGTCCGGAATGTGAAGGTCCAGGCGAACCAATCACCTCATAGCATCGATCTTGAGTTTTAAGATTTCGTTCTCGCGTTTGACGTAGTCCACTTCAACCTTGAGACCGGCAACTTCAGTCATCAAATCGATGATCTGTTGTAGGTGTTCGTCACGCTCTTCTTCGAGCTTTTCAACTCTCTTGATGAGGTCATCACGGTAGAGAGCCTGTTCGGCTTTCTCCTCCTTCTGAACCTCTCTCTTCTGCTTCAGAATGAACTCATAAAACTTGAACGCACCAGCACTCACCGCGCCTGTAACGACGGCGACAAGTGCAGCAGTGGCAGTTGGTTTATCCACGGAGATCCTTATGCATTATTTCCACACGCATTTTAACGTAAATCCAAACCCACAAGGTAAAGTAGACGCCCGTCACAACAAGGCTGCGCCCAACTTCTCCGGCTGCAAACTCAGGGTCACTAAACACGTTGAACAAGAAACGGGTGGTGGAGAAAATGTACAACAGCAAGTATGTGCCAACGAATCGGGAGCAAGACCGAATGTTGGGCAGACTGAACAGCATTCCCAGGGCCACAACAAAGTACAGGCAGTACTGAAAGTAGGCCCACTCATTGCCCCCATCCAGAGCCTCGCCGTAGCTCATCCAAAGCACGCGATTGTTGGCTAAGTCGGCCACGTTCCAAAACAGCAGCAAGGGTCCGTAGTCGTGGTAGACCAGAATGTCTTTGTAGGCCTTGAAGAAACTTCTCATGAAAACACCGTCACTCAATAATAACTCGGAGCTTATATGGCTGATCATTCATTAGACGACATAGTACATTCGATTCAATCAGCAGTTATAGCAGCAACCGACATCGCAGAACGTCACGAACTCGATTCGATCATGAACCAAGAGTTCTGGGAGATGAAAGTTGATGAACAAGGGGAGCCGGAGACTGATGAAGACGGAAGACACATATATGTTCCTCGCATGGTCGTCATGGAAATCCCAACATGGGAAGATGGAGTACTGGTACAAAAAAGAGTTCCAATCCCGCTCCAGTCGCTCACGACGGGTCAAAGCTTGCGTGTGGATACGCTTGAAGTGGAGATGTCTGTGGAGATCTCTGGGCTCACGGCAGACAGCAAAAAAGGAAAGCTGATGGTTCGGCCATGCCCGAATACACCTTCATGGTTCAAAAAAGAAAGCAATGCTGCTAAACTCAAGCTGGTTTTCAAGGGCAGTGAACCGCCCGAAGGTTATGCAAGAATCGACGACCAGCTAATCAAACTGCTTCCGTAGGAGAACATCATGGCAGATTCCGGCCTCGTACAAATGTCATCACAGTTTGGTGGCCTTCCAATGGAACAACTCATTGGTGGTCCGCTTAAAGCTGCGTGTAACGCACAAACACTGCTTGCTAAGGCATCCAGTGACTTCATCAAAGATGTGGGTCTGAATGACGATGGTAAGGGTAATCTGTCTGCACGCACCGTGGACTTTGGATTCAACAAGCCTGTACAGGACGCTGCCGGAAACACGACGATGGAAAAGGTGGACCTCCAAGTTCCACTGCTCGCCATCATCAACACTCCGAGTCTTTCCGTAAAGGAAGCCGAGGTCCGCTTCACCATGGAAGTGAAGTCCTCTACTTCCAGCAAGACCACTTCAGACAGCAAGGCTGACCTTACAGCCAAGGCCAAGTACAACGCTGGGCTCTTTAGCTGCGAAGTGACTGTACATGGCTCAGTTGCTAACCATAGCGAGAATAGCCGTAGCAGCGACAACAGCGCCAAATACGACGTTAAGGTCGTAGCTCGTGACGATGGACCCCCAGAAGGCCTCATGAAGGTTCTGGACATGCTGAACGATGCCATCGCGCCATCGCCAGTAGCTGCGCCTGCCAAGAAATAAAGTCCCGCTTAACCCCCCGCCCGCATCGCCAGATCCCACGCTCGGGGTTGGAGCATGGGCGATTCCCACCGGGTGGGGGGTTAAGCTCAGTTCTTAGGAACTTCGACGATCTCGATGTCAACCATACCTTCATCAGTACAGTCGAGCACGTCAAAAGAAATGTCTGAAGGTAAATCATTAATTTGAGACAAGTAGTCTAAACTCGCCGCACGAAGGCGATTCATAGATTTATCGTCATCGCACTTGGGTGCAATACTTACAAGCGTTTTGGCAATAAGCTCGGGCTCGGGCTCGGGCTCGGGCTCGGGCTCGGGCTCGGGCTCTGGTTCAGGCTCTGGTTCAGGCTCTGGTTCAGGCTCTGGTTCAGGCTCTGGTTCAGGCTCTGGCTCTGGTTCGACTTGCTCAAGTTTTGGTTTTTTGGTTTGCCTGTCACCGTCCACAGCAAAGCTCAATCCTGCCGGAAGGATGACAAAAGTACCCAAGAAAATCAGAGCAGTGACAATCATTTCTGCTCGGTGATCTCAAACAACTCATCGATTCGTTTTTTCATGCGCTTGATCTGACGCTCGACATCTTCACCATCAAAGTCTGCGGAGATCATCGATGTCTTCTTTTGAACAGCACTAAGCTTTGATTTGAGCGCATCTACTTCAGCTTGAATCTTTTGGTTTGCAGCTTGGCAAGGTGGAGGCTGCTCCCCTTCCATTCCTTGAGATTGAGCCTCTATTTTAAGCTTCTGCATTTCTTGTTCATGCTTTTGCTCCGCGCGATCACGGTAGTAACTCCAGGCTTTTGATCCGCCTGCAACAGCCATTCCTGCCAACGCAATGGCAACCATGGGTGCGTAGTCGCCACCAAGAGACTTGGCCGCATCAGCCGCAGCCGTAATGTCCTGAGAAACACCCACCGACTCAACAAGATCGGAAACTGCGGGTGCAGCAACAGTCTCGGCGGGCTCTGGTGCTGGTGCCGGTGCCGGTGCTGGTGTGGGTGCCGGTGCAGGCTGTTCTACAGTCGCAGTAGCTGGGGCTGGCTTCTCTGTTTTAGTTTCATTTGCCACGGGCTTGGTCTCCTTTTCGGCAGGCGTCTCATCGTAAATTCGAATTGACGAACCCACTTCAAGTTTGCAGTCTGTTTCTGATCCAACGACACAACTCATTTCAACTACTTGTCTCTGTCTAAGATTCGATCGAGTTTAGCCACAATGTCATTATGTACTTTAGTTCGCGTAATCAAAAAATCTTTTGATTGATTGTCTTCTCGGTCTCTATACTCTTTGATGACCCTGTCGTACCGATCACGCATCGCTTCAGATCGCGTGTCGTACTCTTTGCGAATGTCATCCAGTTGTTCTTGAAAGCCCTCAACAAGCTTGTCCAAACGCTTTTGCATCATCACAAACTGATACACAAGAAACGCAGCGAAAACTCCGAGGTGGCCGTCCGCTAACAGTGAGTCGACCAGCGCTTCCATCAGGACCCCGAAGTATCGTCTTCAAGAATTAGAGTGTAAGAAAAGGAGTTGCCCCACCTCTCACAAGCTTGGCGACAAATAGCCATGAACTCGTCGAAGTCGGCGGAGTTTGCGAACACCTGGCACCCCGCTGACCATCGATCAATTTGAGTTGAGTGAGCGCCGGCCTTGTGGATATTAATACCGTAAAAGCCTTCAGTGATCGAGTCAGGATCGCAATCAATGACTTCGTCACGGTTGTCGTCTCGATACACTTTAACTTTGCCATTGCGCTGACAAAGAGCGTCGTATTTACCCTGATGCTTGTCGATCTTCCATACACCACGATACTGCCCTGGGACAAGTACAGCCGTCCCGTTTACGTTTGTCGGATTCTCAAGCCAATACTTTCCAGGCTCAGTAGTACACGGCCAAGACTTGTGAAACCACTCTCCGGTTCCGTCACGATAAATGCAGTGGATCTTGTCATCAAACCGATTGGGTTGATGGTGCGCACTACGAATACCAATAATGTTGATGTTGTACTCGCCGGTCTCGAATACCGTGTACCCAAGAGACTTGGCGTAGTTAAGAAGTTCAGGTTGCATATTAATTACTACAGTCAGCGTTGGTTGCTTGGCAGATTTTGGCGACGCTAACCGCCTGCTTCTGCTGCATCTCAAGCATGCGTTGAACAATCGCTTCCATCTTATCAAGACGCTGCTCAATACCTTCAATCTTGACATCGACGACCTCTTGCTTTCCGACGTTCACATCTTTTCTTGACTCAAGAACACTCAAACGAGTTCCAAGTTCGTCGACCTCTTGTGCCGATGACTCAAAAGAAGCAAACGAAATGCCGGCGGCAAACACAAGAGTAATTCCAGGTACGGCGATGTCTTTAAGTTCCACCACAAACTCCTACTTAATCTGAAATCTCAGGACAACTATAAGCACCCAGTAACTTGTCAGTCAACTTAGATGGCTCACATCGTTGCTTGTCTGTTTCACCTGTTCGGATGCACAAGGCCCACATACACTGCAATGACATAGGATCTCCGCCGACTTCTTTCACACAGGGGGGCGGCATGTCCGTCAACTTGTCGGCGATTTTTGTTTGTCGTTCGGCATCCTCTACGGCGACCGCTTGCACCTTGT